TGGTTTCCACGATTTAACAACTTCATATCAAACAGTATTGAGATTGACTCAAAATTCTGGCACATACACTTCGATGTACTTCGACATCCAAGCCAAAGCGAATGCGGCAGTAGGTTCTGCGACTGCGGTGACTATTAAAACATCTTTGGTAGATCCAGATGGTGGTGACGGTACATACACTGCTGGTAACACTGCCGGTGTGCAACAGTACGCAAACTTCATTGGTACTACCAATGTGATATTGAAGACTGTGAATCCTACCACAGCAGAAGGACTTACAACGGTTTATACACCAAGTTCTACTGCGGTTACTTCAAATACCACTGCGTAAAAAATAATTACCAGGTTGATTTTATTCATAATACCTTATGGATTTGCTGGCGAATTCTTCTGGTATTTGATACCGATAAACGACAGATCAATCCTATGGGAAGAACTCTCGCTTAGAGAAAGGTGGGTATCCACCACCAACAATAACATATTCTCAGCGTATTCGATCATCAGAGATGCATATTTCCTCCTCATCAAGAGACAACTTGAGGCTGCGCTGAAGTATTTTGCGGACAACAAGATAACTACTCTTGTCGAGTATCGCGACACTGATAAGTTTGTAGGAAGGTGATTTATGAGTAAAATGGACGAGAACCTCTCGGAGATACTGAACATCAGTCCCGAGCCGAAGGACATCGCACCGAAGCAGGACTTCCCGATCAAGGAAGTCGAAGTCGAGATGGAGGATGTCGATAAGGATTTCCAAAGGGCAAGGCAGAATCTCAAGGAACTCATCAACCTTGGGTTCATTGCTATCGACGGAGTTCTCAAGGTGGCATCGGAGGGAGATTCTCCCCGTGCATATGAAGTGGTCTCTCAGATGCTCAAGGCAGTTGCCGACACCAACAAGGATCTTGTTGAACTTCATCAGCGGATGAAGACCATCAAGCAGGATAAGTATGAGCAGAAGTCGGTAAACAACACGACGAATGCCATCTTCGTAGGATCAACGCGCGAGTTGCAGGAACTCATAAATCCAAAGCGTAGTTTCGCAAAGGCAATTCAGGACACCTCCGATATCATCGAAGGCTCCAAGAAAGTTCTAAACGATGAGCGAGCAGCAGAAGACGAATAAGAGTTATCTTGGCAATAGCAACCTAAAGGCATCCAATGTCCAAGTCCAGTTCACTCAGGACCAGGTCGAGGAATACATCAAGTGTGCCAAGGATCCTGTCTACTTCGTAAAGAACTATGTCAAGATCGTCAGTCTAGACAAAGGTCTCGTACCATTCGATCTGTATGATTTTCAGGAAGAGATGATCGAAAAGGTTCATGCGAATCGCTTTGTCATTGCCAAACTTCCTCGACAGAGCGGCAAGTCAACCACAATCACGGCATATATTCTTCACTATATCCTCTTCAATCAGAGCGTGAATGTCGCCATCCTTGCAAACAAGCAAAGCACATCCCGCGAACTTCTCAGTCGCCTGAAACTCGCATACGAATATCTGCCCAAGTGGTTGCAGCAGGGTGTGGTCGAGTGGAACAAGGGATCCATCGAACTTGAGAACGGCTCCCGCGTCCTTGCATCCGCAACCTCATCGTCGGCAGTTCGTGGTGGATCTTTCAACATGATCTTCTTGGACGAGTTTGCCTATGTTCCACAGAATGTGGCAGAGGAGTTCTTCTCGTCGGTCTATCCAACCATCTCGTCGGGTAAGGAGACCAAGGTTCTCATCGTCTCCACCCCCCACGGCATGAACATGTATTACAAGTTGTGGACAGACGCGGAGAATGGGAGAAATTCCTATGTTCCCGTCGATGTCCATTGGTCTGATGTTCCTGGTAGGGATGATAAATGGAAAGCGGAAACCATTGCGAATACCTCCGAAGAGCAGTTCCGAACGGAATTTGAATGCGACTTTGTAGGCTCTGTCCACACCCTGATATCACCATCCAAGTTGAAGAGTCTGGCATACCTAGACCCGATCTACAAGAACGGAGAAGGCTTTAAGGTATACGAGAAGCCGCAGGAGAAGCACACCTATGTCATGTGCGTCGATGTCTCCCGTGGAACTGGTCAAGACTACTCCGCATTTACAATTCTGGACATATCTCAGTTCCCATACAAGTTGGTAGCCACCTTCAAGAACAACCACATGTCGCCTCTGGTATTTCCGAACGCGATCCATGTAGCCGCAAAGCAATACAACAATGCCTATGTGCTGGTCGAGATCAATGACATGGGTGGTCAGGTTGCCGACATCATGCACGGAGAACTTGAATACGAGAACCTTCTGTCTGCCACCATGCGCGGTAGGCGTGGTCAGGTCATCGACGGAGGCTTCGGTAATGTAGGCACCCCGCAGTTAGGGGTCAGGACTAGCGAGGTGGTCAAGAGGACTGGTTGTTCGGTTCTCAAATCCTTGGTGGAGTCCGACAAGATGATCATACAGGACTTCGATGTCATCAAGGAGTTGTTTGCCTTCGTCTCAAGGAAGAACTCCTTTGAGGCAGAGCCAGGATACAACGACGATCTCGTCATGACTCTTGTGATCTTCGGGTGGCTGTCAACCCAACCCTACTTCAAGGAACTTTCCAACCTCGACATCCGCAGGGATGTCTATAGCGAGACCATCAAGAACCTTGAGGAGGACATGACTCCGTTCGGCTTCGTTGACGATGGTATTGACGATCCCATACCCTTGGAGAAGGACTCTAGTGGCACGGCATGGTTCAAAGAGGACAAGGAACGAATGAGAAGTGACTGGGGTTGGTTCTGATGAAATTTTCCTAAATCCTACATAATGGAAGAATCATCGGGAGAACCAAATGAGCAGAATACCAGTACAACTCAGCCCTGGTGTGAATGTTTCTGAAATTGACTTGACAGCCGTGGTGCCAAATTTGGCAACCACAACAGGTGCTTTTGCAGGCGTGTTTCAATGGGGTCCAGCAGGAAAGATCGTCGCCGTCTCGTCGGAAGATAGTCTTGTAGCCCAGTTCGGCAAGCCAGTTCGCGGTGAGGATGGAATCGACTTCCATTGCGCTGCGGCATTCCTTCAGTATGGACGCGACCTTCGCGTGGTTCGTGTCCTTACATACAACGAAACAACGGCAAATTCCTCTGGTCTTACAGGGTTTCAATACGCAAACGAGGACATCCTTGATGACAATCAGGCATCTCTAACGGCTGCTTTCTATGGTCGCTATCCTGGACTCTTTGGAAATTCACTGAAGGTAGTTCTTCTCGACACAAATGGTTCAGCCACCCTTACCACGGCAGCGACCGCAGCGGCAGGATCGAATCAGATTCAGTTCTCAGTAGTTGTCGGAGGAACCTTGCAAGAAGACGACAGGATCACCTTCAATTCGGCAAACTTCTCGCAGACCTTGCGTGTGTCCTCCGCATCTGGATTCACCGCAACCATGAAGTCTTACCTTGCACAGACGGTCGGTCGTAGTGCAGATCTCAACTTCACAAGTAAGTATTCGACACTCTTCGCAACATCCCCAAGCACAAGCACACAGGCAGATGCAAGGGGTGGAGCAAATGACGAACTCAATGTCGTGGTTATAGACGAAGATGGTCTGTTCACGGATGAGCCTGGTTCTGTGCTTGAGGTCTTCCCAAATGTTTCCAAGGCATACGATGCACGAAACAACGACGGCGCACCGAACTACATCAGCAGCGTTATCAACAACTCATCTTCCTATATCTGGGCGGGAGATCTTGAGCAGTTGTGGGGCGAGGCGGAGGTCGAGGATCTCACCACGGAGTTCTCTGACATCTCCACGGGATTTGCGGGAGTTGCATCCTTCTCCCTCAGCGGTGCTAGTGCCGCAACCACCGCAGTAAACAACCTCTTTGTCGATGGATACAGCAAGTTTGCCGATAAGGAGACTGCCGAGATCTCCCTCATCATCGCAGGAAGATCGGATGCCATCAATGTTCGTCTAATCAACGACATGGTGAACGACCGCAAGGATTGCGTGATGTTTGTGTCGCCACTCCTCACAGATGTCCTCAATAAGACTCAGGCTCAAGCCGCAAGCAATGTGGTTTCCACTAGGAACAGCATCTACGGAATCAACTCTTCGTATGCGGTCATGGACAGCGGTTGGAAATACATCTACGACAAGTATAACGACACCTTCCGCTATATCCCACTCAATGCAGACATCGCTGGTCTCTGCGCTCGCACCGAGGCAAATGCCGCATCTTGGTTCTCTCCCGCAGGATTGAATCGCGGTACGGTCAAGAACACCATCAAGTTGGCATTCAATCCCGATCAGGCAGCAAGAGATCTCCTCTATGTGGCTGGAGTCAATCCCGTGGCGACATTCCCAGGAGAGGGAACGATCCTCTTCGGAGATAAGACCCTTCTTGCCAAGCCATCGGCATTCGACCGTATCAATGTCCGCAGGCTCTTCGTCACCGTGGAGAAGGCAATCGCGGCAGCGGCAAAGTATACACTCTTCGAACTCAACGATGAATTCACCCGTTCGCAGTTCCGCAATCTAGTCATTCCATATCTCCGTAATGTTCAGGCACAGCGCGGCATCATAGATTTCCGCGTTATCTGCGACGAAAGCAACAATACTGGAGAAGTCATCGACCGCAATCAGTTCGTGGCAGATATCTATATCAAGCCAAACAGGTCGATCAACTTCATTCAGTTGAACTTCATCGCAACAAGAACCGACAGCACCTTTACTGAGATCATCTAACAGGAGAGACAATGGCTAACCCGATTCCAGTTCAACTTAGCCCAGGCGTTAAGGTATCTGAGATAGATCTTTCTCAGTTCGTGCAGCCCGAGTCCATCAATAGCGCAGGCATGGTCGGTGTATTCAACTGGGGACCATCCCTCCTTCCGACAAGAGTCACAAGCGAAAGCAACCTTGCTGCTATATTCGGCAAGCCGACCTTGGATTCATCCGATAAGGGATCCGAAACGGAGTTCTTCTCCGCTGCAAACTTCCTCAAGTATTCCAACAATCTCAAGGTCATCAGATTGCACACTGCTGGTGTTGCTGGTGATATCAATGCATCGACCTCCGATATCGGCATAACGACAAAGAGCGATCTCGACAATCTATCCATCAAGACATTGGAAGAGTTCACCGAACTTGGCGGATTCTCTGGTGCCGATGGAATCGAAAGCCTTGCTCATTTCCGCGCAAGATATCCTGGCAACTTCGGAAACTCTCTCAAGGTCATTGTGAGTGACGGCACAGGAACTCAAGTTGTAGAATCCACCACAAGCACCTTGGTATACAAGGATTATGTCTTGGCAGGCGGATTCAATCTAACGAATACACTAGGCATTTCAAGTGGAACCATAGGTTACACATTTGAGGCAGTAGGAGCATCGCAGCAAACTGGAGGGGGTGGAAAGGGTAGTGTTGGTGCTGTTGGTGGAGATAGTAGCACTTCGGGAATAGAGACTTCACTTGGTGTTACCGCAGGACAAGTGAATTGGTACATGGTGACTTTGGCAGCACCAAATGGAGAGTCTGCTGCCAAATTCGCCAACTCCATCGCAGCAAGCATGCGTGTGATCTATGCCACAGGAACCACGACCGCTAACTTTAATCTATGCAATTCTGGAAAAAATTTCAATCCAGAAGGAAATGCAGAAAATTATTTCTTCCTTGAAAGAAAAGACAATGCGGGAGTTCCATACAACCCATTTGCATTCAATCAGGGAACTCAGTCCATCTTCATAAAGCCAAGTGGCTTGCAACAGGTAAGTATCATCTTCCTAGACGGCGATTCTACAAATATGAATAATGCGTGGAGAGTTGGTGCCAAAGTTGGCACCGTAAATATTGCCAAGATAGTATTCAAGGGTGTTAGTGGAATACCATCGCCATTCAGCGATAACGGCGGTAAACTAATTTTCCAAGACGCATCCTCGGTCAATCAGCCGTTCGATCTATACCGCAGCAATTGGTCGAATATGGTTCCTCAAATCGGATCGGTCAATGGAAGCGTCAAGGGTTGGGCGCAACTAGTCGCACTTACTGGTGGACAGGAATTCCAACGGACTACAAATGGAGTTGTGGGAACAATCGGCGTCACTTTCGACACGGTTGGTGGTTTGACTGGAGTTCTCCGAGACTTTACTTTCGGACTCAAGCAGTTCGGAACTGTTGCAACTGAGACCAAGACCTCAACCACAACCATAACTTCCGAAGTGTCCACCACTACCATATTCGACAAGACACCAACGACATCGCAGTATGCCGCAGATTTCGGCGGATCCAACGACGAGTTGAGTTTTGCCGTCATCGACACTGGTGGTAAGTTTGGTCCCAAGAATGGCATTCTTGAGAAGTTCGAACTTCTCTCAAAGGCAGTCGATGCTGTGGATATCGAAGGAAATTCGATCTACTACAAGGATTACATCAATACCAACTCTCAGTATGTCTACATGACCAAGCCATTTGGTTATACTGGTGGTGGTAATGCTTCGTCGGTCGCAACTACGGCTTTCGGAAATATCTACACCGAATATCTTGAGGGTGGAGTAACTCTGGACCGAGTGGGATTCTACGAGAGTCAGATGGATTTCGGACAGAGTGCGCTCGCAGATCCATCATTCTCCGACTATGTTGCAGCATACTCCAAGTTTGTTGATGACGAGAATGCCGTGGACATGATCTTCATTCCTGAATCGACCACGACAAACGACATCAGCACGAATGCCACGACAATTGAGCAGTATGTCTACGACACCGTGATCGAACCACGCAAGGACACCCTGCTCATCCTACCAACTCCGAAGCCAGCAAATCCGTTCCAATTCTCCTCGCAGATTGCGACGAATCTCGTCAACTTCCGCAACAATGTCCTGAGCGTTCCTTCGAATTCCTACACGATGCTTGTTGGTGGTCGCAAGGTGTTCTTCGACACCTACAACAATCAGACCAGAAAGATGTCGCTCTCGTCGGATCTTGCGGGTCTACTCTCCGCACAGGAGATTCCTTGGGAGTCTCCCGCAGGATTCGCAAGAGGCATGCTCAAGAATGTCATCAAGTTGGAGACGAAGTTCTCCAAGCCTGATCGCGACGAACTCTACAAGAATCAAATCAACTTCTTCGTTGAGTTCAACGATGGAAGCGGAACCGTTCTCTTCGGAGACAAGACCCTTCTCGTCAAGCCATCGGCATTCGACCGCATCAATGTCCGTCGCGTGTTCATCGCGGCAGAGAAGGCAATTGCCAAGGCAGCGAAATACTCGCTCTTTGAGTTCAACGACGAGTTCACGCGGTCTCAGTTCCGCAATCTCGTCAATCCGTTCCTTGCAAACCTTCAGGCACAGCGTGGTATCGCTGACTTCAAGGTGGTTTGCGACGAAACCAACAACACAGCAGAAGTCATCGACAAGAACCAGTTTGTCGCAGACATCTATATCAAGCCATTGAAGTCCATCAACTTCATCCAGTTGAACTTCATTGCGGTGAGGTCTGATTTCAATCTAACAACCATCGAATAAATAGGGTAAAAGGGAGCCTCTAGAATGAACATCAAAAACTTCGCCAATGCAATGCAGGGATCGGGGGTCAAGCCCTCGCTCTTCGAAGTTCAGGGAGCAATCGGTGGAACGGAAAGCCCACTCACTCCGTTCCTTGTCAAGGCAGCACAACTTCCAGGAACGGCACTAGGAATCATCGAAATCCCCTATCGCGGTAGAAGGATCAAGGTTCCTGGTGACCGTGTCTTTGCAGATTGGACGATCACCATCATCAACGACAACAAGTTCCAGTTGAGGAACCTGTTCGAACTTTGGGTTGATGGCATTCAGTCCATGGTTCGCAATGTCGCAACCAGCGAGTTCACCAACTTCGCGCAGCCCGTCTTCTGCGATTGGACCGTGAATCAGTTGGATCGCACGGGTGCGCCACTCAAGGCATACACCATGGTCGGATGCTTCCCAACGGACATCAGTTCCATCGAACTAAGTTACGATCAGAGCGACACTATCGAAGAATTCAGCGTGACCATGGCATACTCCTACTTCACATCGAATGTCGGAACGCCAGACGGAACTCCGCTTCCTGGTCTGAACAAGTTGACACCTGGTGGTTGATAGCCGCCGCATTCTGGAGAGATGAATGGCATTTGAACTTTTTGGTTGGTCTCTCGCAAGAGCAGGCAAAGTTGCCCCGACAAGTAATCAGGAGGAGATGGCGAGAAATATTTCGTTTGCTCCTCCCGATTATTCTGATGGGGCTTTGCCTGTTGCATCGGGAATGTATTTCAGTTCCTATGCAGACTTCGATGGAGGAATCAAGAACTCCGTCGAGATGATTCGTAAATACCGCGAGATGGCACTTCATCCCGAGGTTGAGATGGCAATAGACGATATTTGCAACGAAGCAATTGTCTATGACGATACCAAGAGACCTGTCGAGATTGAGGTTGACTCGCGCAATCTATCTCCCAAAATCAAGCAGAAGATCGAAGAGGAATTCGATGAGATATTGAGACTGCTGAAGTTTCAGGACAATGGCTACGACATCTTCCGCAGATGGTATGTCGATGGAAGAATCTATTTCCACAAGATCATCGACAAGGAGAATCCCAAGCGTGGGCTTGTGGAACTTCGCCCAGTCGATTCAATGAACATTCGAAAGGTTCGCAATGTCTCTCGCAAGAAGGACAAGAAGACCGATGCGGATGTCGTGGCAAAGGTGGATGAATTCTTCCTCTATTCGGAGCGAGACGAAAAGACCACAACAACATCCACATTCATCGCAGCAGTTCCCCAGAAGGGCGTGAAGATCGCCCCCGATTCGATCTGCTACATCCACAGCGGATTGTTCGACAGCAGCAAGAAGAGGGTGCTGTCATATCTCCACAAGGCTTTGAAGCCGCTGAACCAACTGAGGATGCTTGAAGACGCGGCAGTCATATACCGTCTCTCCCGCGCTCCAGAACGAAGGGTGTTCTACATTGATGTCGGCAACCTTCCGAAGAACAAGGCAGAGCAATACCTGAAGGACATCATGAACAGGTATCGCAACAAGTTGGTCTACGATGCCTCTACTGGCGAACTCAAGGACGAGCGCAGGCACATGACCATGCTTGAGGATTTCTGGCTCCCCCGCCGCGAAGGTGGCAAGGGAACCGAGATCACCACACTTGAGGGTGGAAAGAATCTTGGAGAGATGGAGGATGTCCTTTACTTTCAGAAGAAACTCTACAAGTCCCTCAATGTCCCCACTTCCCGTCTTGAGACTGAACAGAACGGGTTCAACATGGGTAGGCAGGCAGAGATCACCCGTGACGAACTCAAGTTCTTCCGCTTCATCGAAAGACTTCGCAAGAAGTTCTCCGAAGTCTTCATGGAACTTCTCCGCACTCAGTTGATCCTCAAGGGCATCATCACCAAGGATGATTGGGAGCAGTTGCATCCGCTCATTCGATATGATTTCCGCAAGGATTCCTACTTCACGGAGTCCAAGGAAAACGAGATCCTCACCAACAGGCTCAACATCGTCAATACAGCCGATCCATATCTTGGAAAGTATTTCTCCAAGTCATTCATCATGAAGAAGATTCTCCGCATGACCGAGGAGGAGATTGCGGACATCGAACAAGAGATCGAACAGACCAAGCAGCAGGATCCGACCGATGCGACTCCGACACAGGCAGTCACTCAGGTCGATACTCAGAGAATGCTTGGAGATGTTCAGATGCAGCAGCAAATGCAACAGATGCAGATGCAGCAGCAGATGGGCATAGATCCACAAAATCAACCACAAAAATCCCAGTCAAACGCCAAAAAGAAATAACTATTAGACACGGAGAAGAACCATGGAATCAAGGGAACTCATTCAGGCAATTATGGACGAGGACTTCATCTCTGCAAAGAGCATGATGAACGACCTTGTCATGTCCACCGTCGCTGACAACATTGACGAACTTCGTCAGGAAGTTGCTACAAACCTATTCGGATGCGACGAGTGTGACGAGGAGAATATCTCCATCGAAGAGATGCGTGGTGGAACTCCAGCGTTTCACCGATATATGGCAGGAGGAAAGCCCTTTGGATGGGCAAGCCCAGCGGGTAGAGACTACGATAAGGATGGTAAGGTCGAGCCAGCAAAGGATGAAGTCCTTGGCTCCCGCATCAATGCCGCAGTCCGCGCTGGCAAGATGTCCCCCGAGCAGGCAAAGCGAACCAAGAGCAAGGGCAAATACGGCTAAGGAGTAAAGATGCTACTGATCACCGAACATACCGAAGACAACATCCAAACCATTGCCGAGGACGCAGGCAATGGCAAGAAGAACTATTTCATCCGTGGCATCTTCATGCAATCCGAGCAAGTGAACCGCAACGGGCGCGTCTATCCATCCGCAATCATGGAGCGCGAGGTCGGTCGCTACAACGACAACTACATCAAGACCTCCCGTGCGCTTGGTGAAATGGGACACCCCGAAGGTCCAGGTCTGAACCTAGACCGCGTCTCCCACCTCATCAAGGAGATGCGTATGGACGGGAAGACGGTCTATGGAAAGGCAAAGATACTCGACACCCCATATGGTCTGATCGTTCAGAACCTGATCAACGAGGGTGTAAAGTTGGGCGTTTCCTCCCGTGGAATGGGTTCCCTCAAGCAAGTCAACGGAATCAACGAAGTTCAGGATGACTTCAGCCTAGCCACCGTGGATATCGTAGCAGACCCATCCGCACCAAATGCTTTCGTCAATGGAATCATGGAAGGCAAGGAATGGGTATGGAACAATGGTATCCTTCAGGAAAAGCACATTTCTTCCTACAAGAATGTCATAAAGAAGGCTCCAAGTCGCCAATTGGAAGAAGCAAAGTTACAGGTCTTCAAGAACTTCATATCAAGACTCTAAATTTCATATATAAGGGAAGATAAAGGAGAGAATCTAATGCCTCAGCCAGAAGAGTTTATCAACGAAGAAGAGATCCTTGAGGATAGCGATTTCCTTGAGGGTGACGAAGATTTGGAATCTGATGTCCAACCCGAGGAAGATGATCTTGAGGAAGACTTCGGTGACGAAGACGACTTCGATGACGAGGATGAGGACGAAG